CTGCCCTTTAATCTTAACCTTTTAAAAACACAAGCGGTGCGAGGAATCGTACCGCTTTTTTTATTTTTATTATGATGATAAATTTAGTAACAGGATTAAATACGTTTATAATTTACGGCGATTTTGCATTGACTATTTCAAGTTTAAGAATACATTTATTCAATGGGTTTGATAAATTAGATCATGAATGTAAATTGATTTATAATAATAATATTGAACGATTTACAGAATTTAGTTTTTATGTAAACGATGGAATAATTGGCGATTTTCATCTTAACGATTTACCATTTGGGAATTACGATTATACGTTGCAAGTTGAAGATTTAATTTACACACGTGGTCAAGCATTTTTGGCTGGTGATACTGAAGTACAAAAAATAGAATATATATCCGATAATGAAACAAGCGAAAGCGTAATTTATGTAAGCTAATGAGAACAATAATAGACACATTAAAAGAGCCCGTTAACATCCTAAATGTTACAACATTTGGCGTTAGTTTAACAACATTACCCGAGCAATTAAAATCAGTTTTTTACATTGTTTCAATAATAGCTTCAATATTGGTTTCGGTTAAGTATATTTACGAAATAATTTCATTGCGAAAAAACGCTAAAAAAGATATTTAATATTATGAACAAATTTAGTTTCAATTCATTAACTCAAATACAAATAAATTTACCTACGTTTTCCGAACGTAATTCTAAGAAGTGGATTTCATTTGGAGAAGATAATTTATATCCACAATTTATAGCTGGTTTATTTTTGCGTTCAGCGATTAATAGAACCGCTATTCAATCCAAGATTGATGCTACTATCGGTAATGGATTAAAGACCACAGATGAGGCTTTAAATTACGTTTTAGTGCGTGCCAATCCGATTGATAGTTGGAATGATGTGTTTGAAAAATGCGCACAAGATTATATCACTTTCGGTGGGTATGCTTTGAATGTAATTTGGTCAAACGATGGTAACAATATTAGTGAAATTTATCACTTAGATTTTACAAAGGTACGAAGTGGTAAGATTGAAGCGGGAGACGATGCGCCAATGGAATATTTCTATTCTACAAATTGGGAAAACTCAAACAAATATAAGCCTACTACATACGCAACGTATAACCCTACTTTGTCATTAGAATGCCCTTCGCAAATATTGTATGCGTTCGATTACGAGCCAGGGAATATCTATTATCCATTGCCTACTTATGCTGGTTCAATAAACGATATTCAAATTGATATTGAAGTGTCGAAATTTCATATTTCAAATTTAGCAAATAGCTTAAATCCTTCTTTGTTTATTTCGTTGAACAATGGAATACCGGCACCCGAGGAAAGAAAAGAGATATACGATGAATTAACAATGGCTTATAGAGGTACTGAAAACGCTGGTAAAGCCTTCGTAGCATTCAGTCAAGATAAAGAGCACGCTCCAGAAGTAACTCCGATTTCAAGTACTAACGATAGTTATTATACTACTTTAGAAACACGAATCACAACACGAATATTAACGGGCCATAGAATTACAAGTCCATTACTTTTGGGCCTATATAACGGTGGTGCTGGCTTTAGCTCGAATGCAGATGAATTGGCGGTTGCTTATAATCATTTTATCGGAACGTGTATAAAACCAATACAAAAAAGTATGTTGAGAGTATTTAATAATTTACTATTAAATAGAGGTTACGAAACTGAATTATTAATCGTACCAACTACTATTATAGAACCAAAAATAACTGTTGAATAATGGCAATAACTAACGTACTTTTCGTATCCGAAACAAAACTAAAATCATATACTTCAATACATCAATCGGTAAGCCCGGATGATTTACAACCTTTTATCTTACAGGCTCAAGATATCTACTTGCAAAATTATTTAGGTGCTACATTTTATCAGGAATTACAAACACAAATAACAAACAACACGTTAACAATTCCGAACAAAAAAGTACTAGATGATTTTATAGGAGCCATGTTGTGTAACTATGCTTTGTATCATGCTTTGCCTTTCTTAAAGTATAAATTGTTCAATAAATCAATCATGAATAATGACAGCGAAAGCGGTCAATCGATTGATTTGGAAGCGTTGAAGTTTTTACAAAATGAGGTTCGGAGCGTTGCTGAAAATTATACTAAAATGATGACAGTTTTTTTGAGAAATAACCTAACAGATTATCCATCTTACAATAGCGCGGATTTCTTAGATGGTATCACACCGGATCGAGATACACCTTACTTTAGTGGATTGCAAACAAATTCAAGTTTTAATTTAAGCAGAAATAGAAATCGAAGACGTGGGGAATGTAACGATTGTAACGATTTCGGATATTAAAAAATAATTAATTAATAAATAAAAAATAAAAAAAAATGATAATAGACAATTCAAAATTCATTATTACAAATGAAATTCAAACAGACAAGTATTCAGTTAGTGTAGTTGGGGATTTAACAGGTTCACCAGCAGTTTTAAAAATTGAACAAAATGGTAATCTAATTTTTTTTAGCAATTACAGCAGTTTGTCAATTTCTGAAGATAGCGTCAACGATATTGTTAACATTATTAGCGAGGGTTTTGTAGGACAATTTTCAACAAACAATACATTGTCTTGGACAAGTACCAACGGATTTATAACAGATTTATTAACTTCAATAACAACGTAACCTATGAAAAATAATACAAAACAATGGTATCAATCCAAAACTATCATAATGAATATTATGGTTGGAATGACAATGATAATGGCATTATTACCTACGTTATTCACGGATTTAAAATTGGATGAAAATTTGAGCCTTAGATTAAGCGTAATGGTTGGTTTTTTAACTAACATTATAAATATCGGTTTACGTTTTATTTCTACGGATAAAATTAAAACTAATGCCTAATTCGATTGTTAGCGCAAAGTTTGATTTAATGCGCCTTGCATTGCCAAAAGACAGCTTGTTTACGCTCGATAATAATACGATTAAGGTAAAGCATAGCGACGTTAATTTAAAGGCTGAAATTGAGGCTAAAATTAAGAATTTAACAGCTTCAATTGGGTGCGAAATTACCGACAAGTCAACGAGTGCAAAGATTAAGTTTGAAATCAAATTTTAATATTATATTTTTGTAATTCATGAAGCCTAAAATCTTTAGTCAATTAGAACAGGAAAAATACTTCGGTAAAGCGAATCCACAAGGTAGTTACTTAGTAATGATTGACCTACCCTATACCATGTATTACGATAGGCAACCGATTAAGCGCATGAGGTGCCATAAAAAAGTAGCTCAAGCCTTTAAGAATGTGTTTAGTGATTTGTTAACTACATACGGGGAACGAAAACTTAATGAATTAGAAATTACTGATTTTGGTGGATGCTTTAATTATAGATTAATGAGAGGTTCACGAAGTAAGTTAAGCGCACATAGTTGGGGTACTGCAATTGATTTGGATCCGAATAGAAATATGTTAAAAGAAACAAGTAAAACAGCTCGATTTGCCAAACCTGAATACAAGGCAATGATTGATATATTTGAGAAACATGGCTTTGCTTCGTTGGGTAGGTTAAAAAATAAAGATTGGATGCACTTCGAATATGGATTACCAATATAATTAATTCGTTTTTTTCATAATAAATTTAATGTTTATGGCCCGATGTTTCTACATTGGGCTTTTTTTTTAAAATTAATAGCCTTTATTCATGCACGTTTCAGCGTATTAACAAAAATAAATGTAAAATAAATTTGGTAGTACGGAATGTTGATGTATATTTGCACTATCAATAACAATTAAAAATAAATATTATGACAAACACAGTAAACATCGCAGAACTAGAAAACAAAATTTCAAACATGAAAAAAGATGGTAAATACACTACTAACTTTTTATTAGTTTTTGGCTCAATGAAAAATTTAGAATTAAAGAGCGAAGATATTCTAATCAGAATGAATGAATTTTTAACTAAAAAAGGACTTTAATAACAATTTTAAAAACAATAAAAATAAATATTATGATTACACTAACACAACAAACAAGCGAGCAAAACACATTGACTCAAACACATTACAACATGGTTACAATGAGTGAAGTTAAAAAGGTACATTTAGCCTGCCAATTAGAAAGACTTGAACAAGAGATGCAACAGCCAGTTAAGGATTGGAATAAGATTGCATTTTTAAAAACTGATATTGCAAAAATAAAAAACTACATAAAATTAAATTAATATGGAAAAGCAACAAACAGCAATAGATTGGTTAGTAGAGAATTTATATTATATACTAACAACTGAACATTATGATATTATTGACCAAGCAAAAAAAATGGAAAAAGAACAAATGAAAGAAACTTTTAAATTATTATTAAAAGCCCATGTTGATGATGATTTAATAGTTTTTTCTAATAAAATTTTAGATGAAACATTTGAAGATTATTATAACGAAACTTATAAATAAAATGGAAAATAAAATTACAGCAATAGACTGGTTGTATGACAATTTAAAATCACATTTTGAACATGATGGAGATTTGCTTGAAGGAGTACAAAATAGTTTTGAACAAGCCAAAGAAATATATGAAAAACAAATGATAGAATACGGAAGATTTTGTGTTCAATGCGAAAAACAAGGCTTTATAATCCCTAAAAATAATTAATATGCAATTAGTAAACACAACAATCGTGACTACGGTCGCAGAAATAAAAGAGTTAATCCAGTACTGCTTAGTACACAATTTTGAAGGTCAAATTAACCTTACATTTGAAGATGGTAAAATTATAGTTTTTGAACCAAGCAAAGAGATTGCACCTGATGATATACTTTAAAAACACATAAAATGAAAGAAGAAACAATTAAAGAAGTAGCAAAATCTAATTATGATAAAAAAACTGCTAGAATACCCGTTCCTACATCACATTGGATTAATAGTGAATTTTTACAAGTTCAAAATTTTATTGAAGGTGCTAAATGGCAACAAGAAAAAATGTTTGAAATTATGGATTTATATGTAAATAATGTTATGGGTGGATGTACATTAAGAGCAAAAGAATGGTTTGAACAAAATAAAAACACATAAAATGAAAACAGGAGAAAAAATAAGAATTAAAAGTAGCCAAGAAATAGGCACAATCCTAGAAATTAATGGGGAATCAGTAAAGGTCTATATTGTCAAACGTGGCACATTTAGATACTTAAAAAGTAACCTAGAGCCAATTGATAGAATACCCACAAGTGATTGCATTGATAAAACACAATAAACAATAAACATGGAAAAAAGAAAGAACATTAGAAAAGCAAAAGAGGATTACAAAAAGTTAGGGCGCAAGAGCATTTACATTAATCCGAAAATGAATGTGCTTAAAACGTATAGAAGTAACAACCACAAGCTACTAGATATGGTTAATAAGTTGATCCAAAATAAAAATAAAATTAATCCTAACAAGCTAACAGAAAAGCAACGCAAAGACATCAGCGAGACCATTAACGAATTATTATTTATATAATTCTAAAAATAATTTGGTAGTACAAAATAAAGTAGTATATTTGCACTTCATTAAACAATTAAAAAATAAAAATTATGAAAATTACAACAACACAAACACAGACAGAAACAAAAGAAATCGAAATTACTTTCCCTTCATTTACAAAAGTAAAAACCCCAGTTAGTACTGCATTTTATTGCATTAAAAGTGAGAATGAAATATTTAGAGTTGAGCAATACGATGGCACTCAAATTGCAACAATTAGTAATTATTCAAACAAATTCGAGGCTTTTAAAGATGGCTTTGAATTCATTGACAAGGATACATTCTTTGAGAATTATAATAAAATTGTAGCTCAAATGTGGGAAGACATGGAACAATTAGAAGCTAGTTTTGTTGAAGATGAAACAGAAGAAAAACAAGACGACGAAGGATACGAATACAATCCCGAAACCGAATCAATGAATTAATCAAACGGGGGTTAACTACCCCCTTATTTTAAACATTAAAAAGAAAAAAAACATGGAAAAATTTGAACGCTTATTTAGGCTTTATAAAATAAATTATCGTATTGCAGATACTAACTATATTGATGAAAAAGTTGTTATGTCTGATAATACTTTTATTAAATTTAAATTTTTGTTTATAAAAGAGAAAGATAATAATATAAATGATATTGAATATTTATTAAGCAGTATTTATAAAAACATTAAGAATTATCAAAAAAACAAAATAAAATGAATAAAGAAATAGCAAAACAAACGAAGGCTACAATTACAAGCCTATTCAAACAATTAGACTTTGATGCAGTACCATTAGAGCAATTGAATGTAATCTTATCAACACCACCACCTGCAACGTGGGTAAAGGTTCATCCATTTATTAAAGGTTACAATTATTTACCAATTGATAAAGTAGAGTACTTACTTCGTAGATGCTTTAAAAAGTATCAAATTGAGGTAATTAAAACAGCACAATTATTCAATGCAATTGAGGTTACAGTTAGGGTTCATTACTTAAACCCAGCTACCAACGAAATGATGTTTCATGATGGAGTAGGCGCACAGGAGTTACAAACTACAAAAGGTACTGGCAATCTTAATATGGATATGAGCAATGTAAATAAAGGTTCTGTAATGATGGCTTTACCAATTGCGAAAAGTATTGCAATAAAAGATGCTTGTGACCACTTTGGTGATTTATTTGGTGCTAACCTTAATAGAAAGGATATAGTTCAATTTACGGGCGATACGGAGTTATTAAGTGCTGAAGCTACTCATGTATCAAAAGAAAAAGAAAGAGTAATTAAGCATATCGAGAATGCGAATAACGTAGATACATTGATACAAGTTGAATCATTGGTAAACAAATACGAATTAGAAATTATTTATAACGATAAAAAACAAACTTTAGAAAATGGAAAATAAAACTTTATTTCGTTGCAGTGGTACGGGTTCACTCATGACTGAACCAAAATTGAAAGCCGACAAAGACGCTGGTAACCTTTCAGAAACAGCAAAAACATTTGTAGAGGATAAATGGTTATTTGAGCAGTTCGGATTTGCAGAATCAATCAAAAATCAATACATGGACAAGGGCAATGAATGTGAACAGGACTCAATGGACTTAGTTAGTCAAGTAGTTGAAGGTGGATTTCGTTCAAGATACAATACAAAGTTACAGAATGATTATGTAATAGGAACGCCCGACATAGTGTTAACGGATTGTGTTGAAGATATAAAAACCTCATGGAATTTAAAGACGTTTTTTAACGCTGAATTATCAAAGATGTACTTTGCACAGGCGCAATGCTATATGTGGCTAACAGGAAAAGAAAAGTATAAATTAATTTACGCACTTGTACCAACACCTCAAAGCATGGTATTAAATGAATGCGAAAAGTTGGTTTATAAGTATGGCAAAAATTACGATAATGAAGATTACATCAAAGAATGCCAACAAATCCAACGTAACAATGATTTGATTAAGGAATTACCAACTGAAAAAAGAGTTAAGGTATTTGCATTCGATTATGATCCAGCATACATTGAAACATTAAAATTAAAAATCGAGAGAGCTCGTGAATATTACAACACTTTAAAATTATAAAAATGGAAAACAACATAACAGAACACATCAAAAGATTGAGTGCTTATGAGTACTCATTAATGAACACGATTTGCGACTACTCGAATATTAAGATTAGTGACTTACTAGGTAAAGTACGCAAAAATGAATATGTAAATGCTCGAAAGATTGCAAGCTATTTGTTTAAGAAAAATGGATATACAAACGAAAGAATAGGTACTTTAATAAGCCTCATTCCGAAAGATCATACAACGATTATTTACAACGTACGAAAGGCAAATGAACACTACGACCTGGAACCTCATTTTAAAACGATTGTTGATAGTGTAGTTAGCAATTTGAACAAGTCCGATTTCACATCTTTAAAACACATGCCATGCAAAATATAAACGAATTTATAAAAGAGAATCCTAAAATGAAACTCAAAGAAATATCCGATATATATAAAATTTCAGTTTCAGCAATTAGCAAACGTAGAAAATTATTGGGTATTAAAATTGGCACCGCAGAAAATCGCAAAATAATAAAAACGATGTTACATTTAAAGAATATTGATATAGCAAATAAGATTGGATGCAGTCAAAATTTAGTCGCAGTAGTAAGGCATAAAGAAGGTAAAAGGTCAACCCAAAGAGTAGACCTAACAGATGAACAAATTGAGTTAGTTAGGCTAAATTACAACTCAATGACTGGCGTTAAATTAGCTGAATTAGTTGGAGTGACTTGCCATGTTTTGCGAAGTCGAATGGCTGAGATGCAATTGTATAATGATACGGATAGGGAATGTAGTTTCTACGATTACAGCCTGGACAATGGCAATGGTTTTTTTGATTTGGAAAAGTATAAAGCGGTAATGTTATGAGTGATAAATTTTTAAAAAGCAATACCGACATCACATTAATTTTAACCTATGCAACGCAAATTAGTAGGTTGTGTGAGAATGTTATCGTAGATTTACAATTGAAAGAAAAGCATAAAAAAGACTTTAAAAGTGCTATTACAGCAGCTAATTTGATTCACTCATTAATTACAGGAATAACAAATTATGAAATGCGAAAAGAAATACATGAGCGCACTACAAATAATTATGAGACGGGAGTATTTGACAACATTATGTTTAATTTTGGACAAATGTCCGACGAACAACGTAACTTAGCAGACGAAGTATGCAACGAAATTTTAAATGGAACATTAAAAATAAATAGAGATAATGAAAGTAAGTGAAAAAATAATTAATTGGTCGCAAGGTAGTGAATATTATAATATATTCTTTGAAATCGTTAATGGTAAAGACATCACAAAAAAACAATACAATGAAATTAATTATCTTATTCAACAAAAGATAAAAGAATTTAATGAGATTAATAAACAAGTAAATAGAGATAATGAATAATTACGAATATCTAGGGAAAACAAAAAACGACAAAGGCAAAACATTTGAGACAAAAAAAGTTGATGTCGCTACAATGAAAGCGGTTAGGATTGATAAAAAAACAATTAAATTAGTAAAGAAATGAGCGATATAACTAAATGTGACGGTACAAATTGCCCAGTAAAAGAAAAATGTTATAGATTTACAGCAGTTGCCAATGAATATGGACAATCTACATTTGTAGAAACACCTTTTAAAGACGGTAAATGTGAAATGTTTTGGGGTAATAATTCAAAACAAATTTTTGAACAATTAAAAAAAATAGTAAACAATTAAAAACAAATATATGAGTACAATGATTAGTGGGTATTTTACCCTTGAAAAATTAAAAGAAATCGTGAAGGTTTGCGAGAGTAAAAATGAAACAGGCTTTAAATTTACAGCCAGCATCTCGGACCAGTCAAACCAATTTGGACAAAATGTGTCCTTTTTTGCAGAACAATCGAAAGAACAAAGAGATGCAAAAGTTAGTAAGTATTACTTCGGTAATGGAAAGGTTTTTTGGACTGATAATAAAATTAGCTTAGGCACAAAGGATCAACCAGCCGAGGTTAAGTATGAGAATAACAAGATACAAGATGCAGTAGTTATAAGCGATTTACCTTTTTAAGTCAATTAATAATATTGTAATTTTGTAGTTCAAAAATATAGATGGTACCTATATTAAAAATTTTCCACTGCCCTCATTTTTTTTATGAACGTACCATGTTCATTTTAAATTTGAGGGTATTTTTTTAAATTATGATTACATTAGATAGATGTTTAAGATTACTTGAAAGTGGTTTATCACTTGCTACGTTAAGCGAAAATAAACAAGCAAATTTCAGTTGGAAGCCAAACCAAACAATGGCATTGCCAAAAGAGGAATTTGCAAAACGATACAATTACAATGGCGGTATAATGCTGAAAAGTGGGGAGCAAATGAAAGCGACCACTAACATTGCATTGATTACAGGATACAATAACATTGAGGTTATTGATGTGGATTTAAAAGTTTTTCCTACATTGCCGGAACAAGATAATTTTTGGAATGAGCTTCATAATTATTTGAAGTCAAACATTGATGACTTTGATTTAAAGTTTGTTATTTACAAGACTAAAAATCAAGGTTACCACATACTTTATAAGTGCAAAACGATAGTAGGCAATTCAAAGATTGCAAAATTAAAAGGACATAAAGAATGTGTAATTGAATCACGTGGAATAGGTGGTTATGTAGTTGTTTATGATAATCAAATAAGCAAATTAGATTATTTAGAAATTAAAGAAATAACCGAAAGAGATAGGCAAATACTTTGGGACATTTGCAAAACTTACCATTATGTTGATGTCAACGAAATGGTACAACCTGACAAAAAAGAAGTAAAAGAATATGCAGAAACTGAAATAAGCCCTTGGGTTGATTACAATAACAAAACGGATATATTTGATGTTATTGGTAGTGACTTTAAAATAGTTAAGAAGTTAGCAAACCATTACATTATACTTCGTCATGGAGCTACAAGCGTGCAAAGTGGTTATGTTTACAGAAATTCTAATTGCATGTACTTATTCAGTACAGGAACAATATACCCAAACGAAAAGTTAATAAGTCCTTTCAGTGCCTATGCAATTAAGAATCATAATGGCAATTATAAAGAAGCTGCGAAGGATTTATACAACCAAGGATTTGGGAGCCGTATCGTAACTAAAAAGAAACCTATCGAAGATAAAGAAGTAATTAAAATTAATGTTGATGAGTTAAATTTTCCTATTGATATTTTCCCTCAAGACATTCAAGATTACATGATTGAATGTAATAAGACATTAGATAGTTCAATTGATTACATGGGATGTTCAATGTTATGGTTATTATCAGTTATTGTAGGTAATTCAATTCAAATCGAGGTTAAGCGTGGATGGTATGAAACATGCAACGTTTGGATTGCCATTGTTGGTAAGGCGGGGCTTGGTAAAACTCCAAGTATAAGTAATATTATTTATCCATTGCAAAAAATCAATTCAAAGAGAATCAAAGAGTACATCAAACAATATGATAAATACGAAGCCTATTCAAAGTTAACAGCTGAAGAACAAAAGCAAAAAGAAGAAACAAAAAAGCCTATTAAAAATCAATTCATTGCCAATGATATTACACTTGAAGCCTTAGTAGATTTGCACCAAGAATCAAAAAATGCAGTCGGAGTTTTTAAAGATGAATTAGCGGGTTGGTTTAAGGATATGAATAAGTATCGAGCTGGATCCGATTTGGAATTTTGGTTAAGTAGTTGGAGTGGTAAGTCGGTAAGCATGAATCGAAAGACCGCGAAATCCTCGTTTGTTGAAAAACCTTTCATCCCAGTTTTAGGTGGAATTCAACCCGGCATATTAGAACAATCATATACAGCTGAAAATAAAGAGAATGGATTTATTGATAGGATGCTGGTTAGTATGCCAGAATTAGATATTGAAAGCTATAATACAAACGAAATGAACGAAGCTACCTTAGAATGGTATGAGACGTTTATAATAGGCATATACGAACACGTTAAGTTTACATTGATTGAATACGACCAAGACGCAGAAATATTAGTCAAGAATGCTAAAATGGATGCAAAAGCAAAAATCGAGTGGCAAAGAATATTTAACGACATTACCAATGTGCAAAATTCAGACGACGAAAACGAGTACATGAAAAGTATGCTACCCAAACAAAAGAGTTATATACCTCGATTTGCGCTTTTAATACACATTTTAGACTACTTCATGGACGTTAAGCATAAAGACCCTTATATTGTAAATAAAGATGCAATTTTGAAGGCTGAAAAGCTATCCAAGTATTTTATTCAAATGGCAAAAAAAGTAAAGGTAAATTCAATCGAGCACAAAGAAATTAAGGATGTTATTTATAATGCAAAAAATAAGACAAATAAAGAAAAGTTTATTGATATGTACACATCAAATCCTGAATTAGACAAAAAGAAAATAGCTGAAATATTAGGAGTTTCTTTGCAAATGATTTACAAATATATGAAAGAACCATTTTAAACCATTTTAAACCTAGTTTAAAATATTTTTTCCTTTGTAATGTATGCTACCATTGATTATAATAGAAATTTTAAACTAAAAAATTAAACCAAGTTTAAAAATAGAAAAAATAAAAAATAAAAAATTAAATTTAAAATTATTCAATATTTTCAAAAGTTTAAAAAATTAGTTTAAAAATATGCTGAAACATAATACTACATTGACTTTGAACCGTTAAACCAATTTTAAACCTAGTTTAAAATGAGTTTAAAATCATAATATGTAACTCATTGATAATCAATAAAAATAATATTTTAACATGAAT